TGAACTGTTTCCCGACGAGGAGGGCGAAGGCTTTCCACAAGGTGGCAAGCGCAAGCCGGTCATCGTGCAGCCGCAGCTGCGCTACACTCATGGGTCAGAACAGGAAGGCGACGACGATACGGTATGGGTTACGGAATGGCAGTGGTTCGACACCATTCCGGTTTATCGTATCAGTCACCCGCAGACAGCCGAAGAGCGCCTGGTCAACGAGGAAACATTTGAGCAGTTGAGCCAGCTTGCCGAACAGGAAGGCGTGGCGCTGGATTACATCGTTCAGCGTCAGCGGCGTTACCGGCGGGCGTTTGTGGCGAATGGCCGCATTCTGGACCTGCAAGACATTGACGTGGGCGCTTTTACCTACACGGCCATCACTGGCAAACGGGACCGCAACAAGGGCACGTTTTACGGTCTGGTTCGCCCGATGCTGGACCCGCAGCGGTTTTCCAACAAGCTGTTCAGCCAGATTCTGCACATCATCAACACCAACGCCAAGGGCGGTCTCATGGGTGAGATCGACGCCTTTGACGACGTGCGCGATGCAGAAAAGACCTGGGCGCAACCGGACGCGTTCACCATTCTTGCCCCCGGTGGAATGGCGAAGATCAAGGAAAAGACGCCCCCCGCCTATCCGCAGGGCATGGACCGGCTGATGGAAGTGTCTGTGTCGTCGATCCGCGACACGACCGGCATCAATCAGGAAATGCTGGGGCTGGCGGGACGGGATCAGCCCGGTGTTCTGGAAGCCCAGCGCAAGAAGCAAGCCTATAGCATCCTGTCGGCGTTCTTTGATGCTACGCGGCGCTACAGGAAGATGCAGGGCCGCATTCTGCTGGACTTCATGCGCAAGTATCTTCCGCCGGATACGTTGGTTCGGATCATCAATGATGACGGATCGCCGATGTACCAGCAGATCGGCAGTGCGTTCAGTGCCGAGACCGACAAGTTCAACGTCATCGTGGACGATACGCCTGCCGGCCCCAATCAGAAGTCCATTGTCTTCCAGATGATTACGCAGATGATGCCGCTGCTTCAGAATGCGAACCTCGGCCCTGACGTGTGGGCGGAACTGCTGAAATACAGCCCGCTTCCGTCTGCGGTGGCGCTGAAGATCGGGCAGGCGCTGATGCAACAACAACAGCAGCCCGACCCGATGGCAGAGCAGATGAAACAGCTGCAAGTGGCTCATGCCGGCGCGGACGTGCAGTTGAAGGTGGCACAAGCGGCAAAACTGAATGCCGAAGCCCAGGCCGTCCCGATGGCCACACAGGCTGATGCGGTCCACAAGGCGGGCCAGGCTCAACTTGCCAGCGCAAGGGCACAGGCGGCTCCCGTAGAGGCGGCGTCGGCACGGTTTGGGGCCAATGCCCGGTCCCTGCGTGCGGAAGCCAAGGCATTGCAGGACGCTGCCGATCAAGCGTCGGCCATCATTACCAATCTTGATCCGTCAAAGCCCGCACCGAATAGCTATTAGGGAACGCCATGACCGTTGCGCCGTTTGTTCCGAAGCAACTGAGCGAATTCGAAGCAGATGTGCGTTTGGCGGCGTTTCACATGGCAACAAGCTACCTCTCGATTCAGGACGAAGTTGGCTACCAGCCCGACAAGGCTTTGAGGCTTGCTGAGTCCTTTCGCTGTTTTCTGATGGGACTGCCCATTGCCTCCGAAGGATGACCCATGTCTGACACCGTTGAATCTGCCGACGCTTTTGATGCCGAGTTTGAAGCCGCCCGTGAGGCTGAATTTGAGCCGGACGCGGTAAGTGCGGATTCTGAAGGTGCGCCTGAACCGGAAGGCGAGGCTGAAACTGAAGCGCCGCCCCCGAAGCCTGAAAGGTCAGAGGCAGAGAAAGCCGCAGCCTCCCTGCAAAAAGCACTGAAGGCTGAACGCCGGGAACGTCAGGCGCTGCAGGCCAAGATCGAAGCGCTTGAACAACGCGCAGCTGCTCCGCGTGAGCCTGTGTCCAATCCGTGGGAAGGCATCCCTGATCCGAATGCAGATCCGATTGGTGCTCTGGAGCACATCAAGCGGATTGCCGATCAGCAGGCCGAGGCACAACGTCAGGAAGCCGCGAGATCGGCACAGGAAGCGGCCATGCTGCGTCAGGTGCAGTCCATCGCCAATGCCATGCGCGATGCTGAAGAGGACTTCCGCGACGAAACGCCAGATTATGATGACGCGGTGAATTATCTGCGGGAACAGGTGCTGTCCGAGCTGGAGGACAACGGCTGGTCCAAGGCCGACGCGCTGGAGAAGATGAACCGCGATTTTCTGGGTCTGGTTCCCACGGCATTGAAGGCCGGCAAGAACCCCGCTGAAGTTGCCTACAAGATGGCACAGAAACGCGGATATAAGGGCCTAGACAAGACGGGCGCAAAGATTGAAACCATTCGCCAAGGCCAGAACGCCGCTCGTTCTCTTTCGGCGGGCGGTCAACAAGCTGCCAAGCCTATTTCTGCGGCGAGTGTCGCAAATCTCAAGGGCGCGGCGTTTGATGCGGCCTTTGACAAGCTTCGCGCTCAAGAGCGGCGGCGCTAGTCTCGGCGGGACTATAAACCGCCGTTTCGTCTGTTGCACGACACGCAACAAAGCCCCGGCAGGGCTCTAACCCGCCGCCTCGTCGGCTCCACGAGACGGAGTGGCTTGAAACCCACCCCCACTCTCATCATGGAGCCCTAACGTGGCATCTACCATTTTCGGCGTTAACGCGCCTGAAGCCGTCAAACTCTGGCGCAAGAAGCTTGCTCGTGAAGCCATCAAGGCCACCAGCATTCAAAAGTTCATTGGTGAAGCGGACGAGTCGCTGATCCAGGCATTCGATGAAACCTCGAAGGGTGCGGGCGACCGTATCACCGTTCAACTGCGCAGCCAGCTTCAGGGCCTTGGCGTTCAGGGTGACGGTACTCTGGAGGGCAACGAAGAAAGCCTGCAGACTTACACTGATAACCTGTTTGTGGACCAGCTCCGCACCGCCGTTCGTTCGGCTGGCAAGATGTCGGAGCAGCGCATTCCGTGGTCGCATCGTGAAGAAGCGATGATGGGCCTCAAGGATTGGTGGGCGGCTCGCCTGGATAACTGGTTCTTCAATCAGATCTGCGGTTACACCGCGGTGTCCGACACCCGTCTGACCGGCCTGCAAGCGCCGATTGCCCCGGACTCGAACCACCTCATTCTGGCGGGTGGTGTGTCCAACGACCAGTCGCTGACCTCCACCAACATCTTCACCCTGTCGCTGATCGATCAGGCCGTGGCTCAGGCCAAGACCCTGTCGCCGGTCATTCGTCCGGTGAAGATGAATGGCGGCAGCTACTACGTGATGTTCCTGCATCCGTATCAGGTGCTGTCGCTGCGCACCAACACCTCGACCGGCCAGTGGCTGGACATCCAGAAGGCGGCAATGACCGGTGACGGTTCGGCTAACAATCCGATCCTGACCGGCGCGCTCGGCGTTTACAACAACGTCATCCTGCACGAGTCCTTCCGCGTGTCTTCGGGCGTGAACTCTTCGTCTGGTGCGGGCGTTGCCAACACCCGGCGCGCGGTTCTCTGCGGTGCGCAATCGGCTGCGATTGGTTTTGGCCAGGGCTACGGGTTCGACAACTTCTCGTGGAACGAAGAACTGTTCGACTACGGCAACCAACTCGGCGTCGAGGCTGGGGTCATCGGTGGCCTGAAGAAGCTGCGCTTCAACAGCCAGGACTTCTCCACCATCGTCGTCAGCACGTACTCGAACGCGTCTGACTCCACCGCCTCTAACGGCAACCTGATCTAAGGAGTCAGCACAATGGCTATTCGTTCGCTTGGACGTAAGTACCACACTCAGCAGTCGCACTACATGACGACGCTGATCAACTACAACGACGCCGACGCGTCCACGGGCCGTCTGCTGGGTTATCTGCCGCCGGGTTCGGTTCTGCTGCGTATCTACACGGTCATTCAGACCGCGTTCAACGCCGGCACGACCAACACCCTGTCGGTGGGCAAGACCCTCACGGGTACGGATTACGTGTCCGCCACGGCTGCTGGCTCTGCCACCGGCCCGACCGCTGCGACGGTCTCGGCGGCTAACACCTACATCCCGACCACGGGCGACCAGGCGGTCTACGCCTCGTATGCCCAGAGCGGCACGGCTGCCACCGCCGGTGTGGCGCTGGTCGTCGTTGAATACGTTCCGGTTCAGTAGTCGGTGCGGGGGCGGTCTTCGGGCTGCCCCCAATCCTGCAAAGGGTGATTCATGGCAACCTATGCGGATTTACAAGCCAGAATCATTCGCGAAACGAACCGCGACGACCTGGGCGACACGCTGGCGCTCAGTCTGACGCAGGCCATTCAGGACGCGATTGCGTTCTATGCTGATCAACGCTTCTGGTTCAACGAATCGATAGCGACCAGCGTCACTGTTTTGAACAACGAATATGTGTCGTTGCCCGGCACAACCAATTTCCGGAAGCTGGATCGGTTCGCCATCACAGTCGGCGCGACGCAATATCCGCTCCGGGCGCAGAGCCTTGTTCAGATCGAAGATTGGGCCAAGGCCATCCAGACGCAGGGCCAACCCACGGACTACGCCGTGTATGGTTCCGCTGACACCCCGACCTATCGCCTGTGGCCGCGACCGAATGCGGTGTTCCCGCTGACCTGGGTGGGCGTGGTGGACCTCGGCACGTTGTCGGCAGGATCCGATAGCAATAGCTGGACGACCTATGGTCAGGCGCTGATCGTGGCGCGCGCGAAGATGCTGCTGTACCGCGATCAGTTCCGCGACATGGAAGGCGCGCAGGTCGCTGCCAATGCAGAAGCGCAACAGCTCAACACGCTGAAAACAGAAACCGCGCGCCGTCTGGGTACGGGTCGCATGAAATCGTCGTGGTGATGAATGGCCGGTGAAAAGTCCACATCATTTGCCAATTCGCTGTTGCTGCTGATCTGCAACGGAACGACCATCACGGGCTTGGCACAGAACGCCACGGCGTCTCCCCTGACAGTGCTTTATCTATCCCTGCACACGGGCGACCCTTTGGCCGGCGGGTCTCAGACGACCAATGAAGTGGCATACACGGGATATGCGCGGGCGTCCGTCAATCGCGCATCTGGTGCGGGCGGCTTGACCGTTTCGGGCAATCAGGTGTCGCTCAGTTCCCTGACCTCGTTCAACCCCTGCACTGCCGGCACCGCCAGCGCGACCTATTTTGCGCTAGGCACCGCATCGTCTGGCACCGGTCTGGTGCTGTGGACGGGGCCGATCTCTCCGACCATTGCCATTGCGGCGGGTGTTACCCCGCAGCTTTCAGCGTCCACGACCATCACGGAGCTGTAAGTGGCCGCGAACACAACCCTCAACACCGGAACCGGCGGCGATGTCATCGCAACCGATGACCTGACCACAGCCAAGGCCCAGCGGGTCAAGCTGATGCTTGGTGCCACGGGTGTTGATGGCGGCAACGTCACCTCTGCCAACCCGTTGCCGGTGTCGCCTTCGGGCTCGTACTTCACCGCATCGGCGGGCAACACGTCGGCGGTTCAGCTTGCTGCCGGGGCCATCTTCACGGGCTCGGTTGA